GGCCTGAAACTTTATGAGGGTTCTAGTGTCTTGGAGCTTGCGGCTTGTGGCTTGAAGCTTGAGGCCTGTAGCTTGGGGCTTGAGGCTTGCCGCCAAAAGTTATATTCGCTTGGCGCTTGAAGCTTGAGGCTTGGTGCTTGGGTCTACCGGGCCCTGGTTTATACTTTCTTTCAGGATAACCGTTTTCACGGCACCATGCATTATGTATGTTATGGATCTCTCTAGAATATTTTGATGGTTTAGTGTTGGCCATATGCTACATTCTTAACTTCAGGATTCCAGCATGCGCGGCAATCCTTGCATTCATTGTCTTGAGTCGGTGCCGGGCACGTTGCGCCAGCTGTTACGACTGTCGACGTGTTAGGCCATGATTCAGGCGCTGTTTGATTTACCATTGGAGCGGAGAATCTTATAACTAAATTTTGGGGACATTGTGGCAAAAAATGCTTGATCCATGCTTCACGTGTGGGCAGCCAGTGCCGGGTCTCCGGTGTTAGCTTGCACACGGCAAAGATCTTAATAAGATGTGCTTCATCTTGTACATCGCCGGAATCATGCCAGCGGAATACCTTCGACTTCTTGCTGTTGATCAGAAGAGCCATGGCCCCGGTCCAGAGTGGATGCTTGACGCTGGCCAGTCTCCTGTATTGTGCTTCCTGAACTACCTTGAACACGTAACAACCCTTGAGAGCGTAGCAGCCCTCGCAGGTGCTGCCCTTAACCTTCACCAGCTTGGAGCCTGTCTTGCATTCTTTAGCCGGTAGACCGTAGGCCCATCCTGGCATCTTAGAAGGCTTGCTCAGGCCTCCGACTAGTTTTAGAGCTTCACTTGTTTTCATATTATACCTTTCTATCTTTTGTTGTATCAAGTTTTAATGCTTCTGTAAATAAATTTGATCTAGTTACAGTCACGCCAGGAGCTTGCTGCTTGGCGCTTGCGGCTTGGCGCTTGTCGCTTATCTCTTTAAAAAATTTTCTACAGCTCTTCAGGTACGCGGCCGGCAGCTGGTCATGGTCCTCTGTGAACCATGGCAGCAAGTCGTTGTGTTTAATTCTTTTATTTTTTTTCACCAATGTGTTGAACAACTTCCCACTCCCAGTTCTCAGGCATATCCCACTTCACTCCTTTACGAGTAACTTTGTCCACAGTGCAATCACCCCAAACTTCGATTTTAATTGTTACTTTTTTCTTTTCTTCTTTAATTAATGGTGCTTGTAGTGTCATATTTTTCCTTTCTGTTTACCTGTAGCTGTATTACCAGATTGTGGCAAGCTTGTGGCCTGACGCTTGCGGCTTGAAGCTCTTCTATCTAATTCAAGAAAAAACTTTTGGCAAGATTCTAAGTATGCTTTTGGCAGCGTATCATGGTCCTGAATGAACCAGGGTATCAAATCGTTGTGATCAATTCTTTTCATTCCATCCTTTCTGTTGTATCCTATACTATCCTAGAATAGACCACTTGTCAAGCTTGCCGCTTGAAGCCTGAAGCTTTTTCTTTCTGCCATATTCCTTGGCAGTCATGTTTAACGCTTGACGCTTGTAGACTCTGTTACCGCTCTTAATTTTGTAGTGAATATACTGTTTCCATGGTTCTATGGACATAGCTACGTCTGCTAGAAGACTCTTCACTTGGCCTTCTGTTGCCCGGTCCACTTCTATTATTATTTTTGTCATAATTCTCCTTTATCATTGTATTGTGGCAAGCTTGTGGCTTGAAGCTTGGCCAAGAAGCCAGCCGCGTTATTTAACGGAGCCTGCTCCAGCTTACTTGACCCCAGGTCCAGCTTAACAGAATGCCCGAAGGACTTACAACGTGGTGCACACTGGACCAGGGCTCAAGGGCGTAGGTGTACGTAGGCGAGGTTTCAGTATGCATCCTGTTACCCAGACGGCACCGTCTCGCGACCTATGTTATAGGGTTTATTTCCCCACTCCAAACGCCTTGACCCCAGATCCATTGAGTGCTGGCCAGTAGCAACGATCGTTTCCGCATAAGCTACACCACTCGGTCAATGGATCAGGGCTCAAGCCCTCCGTACAAGTGCAATACTCCGTAAGGGATGAGACCGAAAGGACTACAGGTAAGTGTTATAACAATTACGCTGTAATACTTAATTTAATATAGTGCTTGACAATCCTTTTGTCAAGGGATAGTGTGGGATAATTATTAACAACAGAAAGGACATAATGTCTAAAATACGTATGAACACCGAATACAGAAACAAGTTATTCAATAGAATAAAAGATGTATTCGAGAAAGAAGAAACGCAAGAGCAACAAGCATTTCTACAAGCAAGAGAAGTATTTAATACTACTCAAAGAGATAGCTTTAATCTTGCAAGACAAGTAGTAGAGAGGTCTTATCCTAGTGATGATGTAGCCACACTACGAAAGTTTAAGAAAAAGTATGGCGATCCTTGTGATGTAGTAGCAAAAGATAAATGCTTTTACTTTGCACACAACGAAGATGTTGATGAGGACGGCGAGAAAACAGAAACGCAATCTCACTTTGACTTTGGATTGTTCGGCAATCTAAATGGCAACGAGAGTTATAGTAGTGGTGAGGATAGTATGCACTTTGCTCACGCATATTATAGAGAGGAACTTAAAGCAAAAGGTTTAAACCCAGATATAATTGCACAGCAAAATGGCAAAGATGATAACCCACACAAAACTAAACACATTGATGCAAACAATAAGTTTTTGGGTAAAGGCAATAATTATCATAATGATAATGATGATAATATTGGTATGACTAAAACTTTCAACGAACCATTTTATTGTGATGTCATTGGAACTTCTCATTGTAGATCAAGAGCAATCGCTTGTACTAAAGATGAATACAATATCTTTTTGGCTTGGCGAAGTGCGAAAGCAAAAGTTGTAAGCACACACCAAACTTGGATAGATAGTATCATAAAACAAACTGACCAATTAAAAATTGGTTTAAAAGCATACAGGTATTTATCTGAGGGAATAGAACTTGCAACAGAATTAGGAATACAAGTTGATGAGGCAGAATTAGTGAGAACTAACTCTACTGGTCTTACAATCTACAATCCTAGTAATCTAGCAAGTATGATTAAAGGTATGAAAAATAAAAATCAAACAAGAGAGGATAAGATTAAGGCAAGACTACAATACGAAAAACAAAGTGTAAATTAAAATTTGACATATAGGACTATCTGTAATAGGATAGTCCTATTAACAGAAAGGACAAAATGTTTTATATAACTTACTACGCAAAAAAACATAACAAGTTTATCACGCGAAAGGGTCAGTATGATAAACCAGACGGAACGAAAGGAAAATCTTTTGTATCTAAACAAGGAACACCATGTTTAGTGTACTGGGATTTAGATAATGACGGTTGGCGAATGGCAACTGGCGAGGCAAAGGTTAGAACATGATTGAAATTACTTTTATAATAACAATAATTGCACTTGTCTTAATAAGTTGGAGATCATTATGATTGAACTATTTAATTTAATATTTGTAGAAAGCCCTCTCGGGCTTTCTATTATTCTGATAGTAGGAATTATTGCTATTGGAATAGAGGGGTATAGATCATCATGACTTGGATTATAATAATGTTGTTAGCATTTATTTTTGGAATGTGGAGTGTGTACAATGGCTGATTATATTTGGTGTCATGGTCCGAAGTGTCATACTTACTCAACGCAAGACAGGGTTCGAGGTACCAAGGGCTTTAAAGTTCTGAGAACTAGAAAAATAAAACAAGACACAGATCGAGCGTGGTATGACCCAAAGCATGCAAGTAATTATTTTTGTAGCAATGGTTGTCAAGGTGAGTTCTGGGCAGAACATGTTCAGCAAATCATTAGAATTGCACCACGTAACGAGCCGCTCGAAACACCGATCGAAGACCCTACAAAAAATACTGACAACCATTATTATTCAAGTTGGAATATAACTAAACGAGGGGTTGACACAGATAGCAATGTAGGATAATATAGGAACATGGAAACAAACAAAGATAACAAAGACTACACAAGACGCAATAGATTTACAGGTGAATCTATTGAACTAACAAAAGAGGAGAGCGAGAAACATGACGCTATCTTCGTTAACGAGGCACTAGCCACAATAGAAGACAAGGAACTAGGTACAGGCGGGTCTAAGTATTGGGATATTGTACGTAAAAATTTAGACTGGTTTAGGCAGCACAATGCTAAAGCCTACATGGTCTTACTAGACTAACAATCACAGGTTGTGCGGCCCCTGCGGGGCCGCTCTTCCCATACACATTAATAGAGGTACCAGCACAGGTTGCATTTTTGTTATGTACATACTGTTTATTTACCCCTGTAAAAAAAGGGGTCCCTATATAAACCCTTTATTGCTTGATTTGGACAGTTTTAGCCTGTAAAAACTTAATTGGTTCCAAAATCAACCTTAAAAAATTTTGCAAAAAAATTTATGGAAATAGACTTAGAAAAGATAAAAAAACTACCCCCTGACGTACGTAAAGACTTTATGAAGATGTACTTAAGGTTTAGTGAAAAAAAGAAAATATCCCATGTACAAGCTGATTTTTTAAGTTTTGTTAAACACATGTGGCCAGAGTTTATTGAGGGCCCACATCATAAAATTATTGCAGATAAATTTAACAAATTATCAAAAGGCAAAATTAAAAGATTAATCGTGAACATGCCACCAAGACATACAAAGTCCGAGTTTGCCAGTTCCCTGTTGCCTGCATGGATGATCGGGAGAAATCCAAAACTAAAAATTATACAAACAACCCACACGGGAGAACTAGCAATACGATTCGGGCGTAAGGCAAAGACGCTCATGGACTCAACAGAGTATAAAGAAATATTTCCAACTCGACTTAGAGAAGATTCACAAGCCGCTGGTCGCTGGGAGACTGCACAAGGCGGCGAGTATTTTGCATCAGGGGTCGGGGGTGCTATTACAGGTCGAGGTGCAGATCTACTTATTATTGACGATCCACACTCAGAGCAAGACGCTATGAATCTTACAGCACTAGAGCGAGCATACGAGTGGTATACATCAGGACCACGACAACGTTTGCAGCCAGGTGGTGCAATTGTTTGTGTTATGACAAGATGGAACGTAAAGGATTTAACGGGTATGTTATTGCAATCACAAAAAGAAGCAAAAGCAGATAATTGGGAACTTATAGAGTTTCCTGCAATTATGCCGTCAGGCAAACCGGTTTGGCCAGAGTATTGGAAGCTAAAAGAGTTAGAAGGTGTTAAAGCATCTATCTCTGTTGGTAAATGGAATGCACAGTGGATGCAAAACCCTACATCTGAAGAAGGTGCCATTATAAAACGAGAGTGGTGGAAGGAATGGGAACATGATTTTATGCCAAAGCTACAACACGTTATACAATCTTATGATACAGCGTTTATGAAAAAAGAAACGGCCGACTATTCTGCAATTACCACATGGGGCGTGTTTCGAGAGTCAGAGGATAAACCACCAAGTTTGATATTAGTTGATGCCATCAAAGAACGATTAGAATTTCCAGAATTAAGACGTAAAGCATTAGAACAGTATAAGTATTGGCAACCAGAAACAGTGTTAATAGAGGCAAAAGCTAGTGGATTACCACTTACCTATGAACTTAGGAACATGGGTATACCGGTTGTAAACTTTAGTCCGTCAAAAGGTAATGATAAGCATACACGTGTAAATTCTGTTGCACCTTTGTTTGAATCTGGTATGATATGGGCTCCGACTCATAAGAATTTTGCGCAGGAAGTTATTGAAGAATGCGCAGCATTTCCTTATGGCGATCATGATGACTTAGTCGATTCTATGACTCAAGCTGTCATGCGATTTAGACAGGGCGGCCTAATCCCTCACCCAGAAGATTACAAAGACGAAAAAATTATAAAAACTAAAAAGGTTTATTATTAATGGCTGTCACAAGTGGAATAACACTAATACAAAAACTACAAAAGTTGTTTGGTGCAAGAGCTGTGTCCGATATGATGGGACGAACAACTAATGTGCAAACATTAGCTCAAGGCACTAACAATCCTTTTGCTCGTCAATTTAGTAAAAAATATCTTGCAAAAAATCCAGATGGTGTAGATGAAGCAGCACAATCTATATTAGAAAATATGCAGTTTGCTTTTGGTAACAAAAACATACAGCAGATGAAGAATTTTGAAAACAACGTTGATACCTTGTACAATCTAAAATTTCCACCTAAACCTGCAGAGGCTAAAGTTGTAGATATAGGCACCAAGAAACAAGTAACAGGAAAAGGTTTAGAGTCACTAAAAGACGATTTAGGTTTACCAGAAGATATCCCGCCAACCAGTCCTTTAGGTGAAAGTATTACAAAAGCAAAAAAAGCAGATAAATATACTGATCTTCAAGCAAAAGCATACAGTGCTAACATTGAATCTTTTAGAAGACCTATTGTTAGACAGATATTGTTAAATGATACCAAAATAAATTTACCAAAAGATGTCAGAGAATCTTTGCTAATGAAAACTGATTTACAAAGAGGGGCTGATCCTGAAATGGATCCTTTAAGATTATTAAATGAATATTATGATGTTGACCTTAAAAAATTAGAGGAGCTAGAAGACATTAGATTTACAGCAGGTGATGAATTTGAAGCAGCAGATATTTTTCTTAAAAAAGGTGGACTAAAACCTAAGAAAACTAAAACAGTTGAAGATTTTGCAGATGAAGGTGACTTTGATCCAGGTGGCATGGCACAAGGAGGAAGAGCAGGTTTTAGTGGTGGTGGTATAACTGGTATAGCAAAACTATTAAATTTTTTACAAGGTAAATTGGGAAAGAAAGCAATTACAACCGCAGATAAAATAGACCGTCCTGAGTCAGCATTGAATAGAGATATGTTTAAAGAGTTTAATGAAAGAGTGGCTAGAAAAACTTTAAATGTGCCTGAAACTCCATTAGGATTTAAACTAAGCAGAGAAAGATTGTTAAAAAATTATCCTGAAATAGATGAAGATTTTGCAAATCAAATTATGACCATGGATAGAGATATGCAAATAAGAATAATTGAAATGCTTAAAGATAGAAGAAAAAATCCTACAGCTTATGATAAATTGTTAATGGAAAAAGGAGACAGTTTAGATTTTCAAGGTGAATTTGATAGATCAGTTAGAAGAAGCAAAAATGCAGATGGCGGCGTCGTAGGACAACTGCACATGAATGATGGTGGTAGAGTCGGATTAAAAAAAGGCGGACCACCAAATCCAGGCAGAAGAAATTTTATGAAACTGATGGCGGGTCTAGCGTCTATACCTATTGTAGGTAAATTATTTAAAGGCGCTAAAGTTGCAAAAACAATTGTACCAATTAAAAACGCATCAACAACTATGCCTGCATGGTTTCCAAAATTTGTAGATAAATTTATAAACAAATCTGTTGGTACAAAAATAGATGCAGATATTACGGAATTTAAAAATTCTGATTTACCAAACGTTAAAATAACAAAAAGTGATGATGGTCGAATAATTGTTGACGGAAACAATGAATATAATGAAGGATATCAGATAGAATACCGACCACCAGGATATGAAGTTATAGACGAGACAACAGGTAAAGCTGTTAAAACACAGGGAGAGTTTGAAGCTGTAGAAGGAAGGCATGTTGCATTAAGTCCAGAAGATTATGACACTGAGGCTTTTTTTGTAGACGATTTAGATGAACTTACTACAATTGATGTAGCTGAAATGGAAAAATATACTACAGGCAAAGTAACAAAAACAGTTAAAGATGCTTTTGGTGCAGATACGAAAGTAAAAAAAGGCGTACGTGATTACGACATGGCTGTTGGTAGAGCAGAGAATGAAGCAGATGTATTAAGAGATGCTGATTTATTAGATGAAGATTTAGCCAAAGGCGGACTAGCCGGTCAATTAAATTTATAATGGATATTTTTGAATACATAGACAGAGTTAAAGCTAACTTTGATAAAAAACCTGAGCCTAGATACAATATGAAAAAGTATTTTATGGGTGGCTTGGCAACACCTAAACGTGGCTTGGTCGATGAACCAGGAAGTTATGCTGGTGAACTACCTAAGAGTCTCTCTGATCTAACAGAAGTTTTTGGTAATAGAATAAGATTAAAATCTATAGGTGAGAATGCTGGCAAGATTGCTCTTACTACTTCTGATGCAACTGCTGGTTATGGTACTAAATATTATGACAACAACGAAGCAGGAATAAAAAAACTTAGAAAGATAGCTGAAAATGCAATAGCGAGAAATAACCCACGTACTAGTGAAAAAGCGCTAAAAAATATTAAAGAGTTTGAAGAAAGAACTGGTCTTAAACACAAAGACTTTTCTGTAAGTTCACAAATTAAAATTGAAAAAGGCAAAAAAAATGTTGGAAAAAATATATTACTTAAACAATTTGAAGAATCTAAAGAAGGTCAAAAAATAATTAAAGATTTTGAAGAAAAAACAGGAAAAAAATATGAGGATCAAGTGGATTCTACTAGAAGAAAGATATTAAAAAAAACTTATACATTTAAAGCCAATATACCTTTTGATGATCCTACTAGATTTAAAGAAATAAAAGATTTTATTAATAACACTAAAAAAACATTTGGCTACCTTCCAACTAGAGCAGAGATCAATAATCATTTTGTAGAAACAAAAGGAACTAGATACGAAAACCAAATAGATTATTATGTCAATAAAACAAAAATAAAACTACCCAAAGGTCAAGGTGCGGGTGCTGTTATAAATTTAGAGAACAGAATAAAAAAACTTTTAAAAAATAAAACTATTACAAATATTTTAGATGAAGGAAGATTCCCTACAAATTCTGTAATTAAAAATATTTTAAAAGTTGATCCAACAACAGCAGGAGACACTGCTTTTGATTTAGCGAAAACTTTGTCTGGAGAGAGAGAAATTAGATTTTTTAAAGCTCCAACTAAATATAAAAAAATTGCTCAAAAATACGTTACAGAAAATGTAGGAAACGTTTATGACCCAAAAAGAAGATTTAGAAAAGAAAGAGGTTATTACGAAAGAGGTTTCTCAAAATTATTAAATTTACCAAAAAATATAGGTAGCATAAGACAAGATATAATTAATAAATTAAAAAAAATTATTCCTGAAATGAAAAATTTGTCTGTAGACGAAATAGGAAGCATAACAAGCTCAATGAGAACTGGATCTGGACCTTATGCTATATTTGGACAAGTTATAGACAAAGATTTTAACACTGCAAAAGGATCTCTTATAGATGCTAAAAAAGGAATATTAGAAAATAAATTAATTAACCTCGCTAAAAATAATCCCGAAAGATTAAGATTACAAAAAAATTACAACGAACGAGTAGATCAATTTGAATTTAACGCTAACAAAAATAATCCTATTAAAAAAGTAAAAGGATTAAAATTATCTTTTAAGCCTCCTTCAAAAACTGTAAAAAACAAAAAAGTTTATAATCAATATAAAGATTTATTTGATGCGCACTATGAAAAGTATGGTTATTCTTTTGAAGTTCCAGCAGATAGAGATTCTATTGTAGACATATCTAAAAAACTAGACAACAAAGCTTTTCAAAATACAGTAAAAAATAGATTTAAAACTTTGATTGGTAAAGGCGGAAAATTTGGAGCGCTGGTTGGTGCAGGAACTTTGGCTGGCACAGGATTTGCTTTGGCTGATCAACCTAATGTTCAAGAAGCAGCAGAAAGCTTTCCAACAAAAACTGCAGCAGGTGCTGGACTCGCAGCAGCGACAGTTGGAACAAAAACAGGTAGAAATATTTTAGGCAAAACATTTAAAGGATTAGACAAAGGTGTGTTAAGGCCTTTAACAGCATTGGAAGCTCCATCACTAGCAGTTCCTCAATCAGCATATTATGTTGGAGATTTAATTGGCGATGTTAAAAGAGGAGAACAAACTGATGTAAAAGGCATGGATATAACTCTTCCAACAAGTTTATCATATGCTGCTGCTAGTAAAAATCTTGGTTTAGATTTATTTGCAGATAACGCAGGTAAAATTAAAAAAGCTTTAAGATCAGTAGTTCCTTTTAATCCTACACTACAGAACATAGCTAGGTTATCTAAAGGATCTGTGTTTGCAACACCAATTATAGAAACAGCGATACAAATATACAACGCTAAAAAAAGACTTGAAGATTCAAAAAAGAAATCAAGCGTATTTGAAGAAAGAATACCTACTTTACTTGGAGACGCACCTAAAAGTTATTATGATGAAATTATGTCAGAGTTACCCGAGGTAGACAGAATGGGCGCATCATCCGGCGGCATCGCATCTGGGCCACCACCTGAAAAAGGGCCACAATCTCAGGGCTTGGCTTATTTAATGAAAAATGGTAAGAGATAACGGAGAAAATAAATGGCAGAGATAGATAAAGCATTACCTAACAGTATTAGCGATAAAATTAAATTTCCTAACGAAAAGGCACTTCAAGCTGAACAGCAACAACAAACAGTTGACGCAATGAAGGAGCCTGCTGATATTTTAGAAAACCCAGATGGCAGTGTTGACATTAATTTTGATCCTACTGCAATGCAACCTCTTCAATCTGGAGACCACTTTGCTAATTTAGCAGAATTATTATCTGATGATATTTTAGACCCACTAGGTAGTCAGTTAGTAACAGACTACATGGAATACAAAACTTCAAGAAAAGATTGGGAAAGAGCTTACACAACAGGATTAGATTTATTAGGATTTAAATACGACGATAGATCAGAACCTTTCAAAGGTGCATCAGGTGCAACACACCCTGTATTAGCAGAAGCAGTTACACAATTCCAATCATTAGCTTACAAAGAATTATTACCTGCAGGCGGACCTGTACGAACGCAGATTATTGGCAAAGTAGATTCAGTCAAACAACAACAAGCTGATAGAGTTAAAGATTTTATGAACTATCAGATTATGGACAAGATGCCAGAGTATGAAGCAGAGTTTGACCAAATGTTATTTTATTTACCTTTAGCAGGATCTTCGTTTAAAAAAATTTATTACGATGAAATTATGCAGAGAACAGTTTCTAAATTTGTACCTGCTGACGATTTAGTTGTACCTTACACAGCAACATCATTAGATGATTGCGAATCTATTATTCACATAGTTCGTATGTCAGAAAACGAATTAAGAAAACAACAAGTAGGTGGTTTTTATAGAGACATAGAATTAAACCCTGCTCACATAAACGAGTCAGAAGCAGATAAAAAAGAAAGAGCATTAGAAGGAATGACAAAAGGACGAGACGAACGTCTTTATACGATTTTAGAATGCCATGTTAATTTAGATTTAGAAGGCTTTGAAGACATGGGCAAAGACGGTCAGCCAACAGGAATTAAACTTCCTTACATTGTATCTATAGAAGAAGGCACAAGACAAATTTTATCTATTAGAAGAAACTTTGAAGTAAACGACCCTATGAAAAACAAAATTGATTATTTTGTTCATTTTAAATTTTTACCTGGTCTTGGTTTTTATGGTTTTGGATTAATACACATGATTGGTGGATTATCTAGAACAGCAACATCAGCACTAAGACAATTATTAGATGCAGGAACATTATCTAATTTACCTGCAGGATTTAAAATGCGTGGAATTAAACTAAGAGACGAGTCACAAGCTATCCAACCTGGAGAGTTTAGAGACGTAGATGCTCCTGGTGGAAATTTAAAAGACGCATTTATGATGCTTCCATTTAAGGAACCATCACCAACTTTATTACAACTTATGGGTGTCGTGGTATCAGCAGGACAACGATTCGCTTCTATAGCGGACCTGCAAGTAGGAGATGGGAATCAACAGGCGGCAGTGGGCACGACAGTAGCTTTGTTGGAAAGAGGAAGCAGAACAATGTCTGCTATCCACAAAAGATTATACGCCTCGATGAAAAAAGAATTTAATTTAATGGCAAGAGTTTTTAAACTTTATCTACCCCCTGTATATCCATACGATGTTGTTGGAGGACAGAGACAAATTAAGTCAACAGACTTTGATGACAGAGTAGATATCCTGCCAGTTGCAGATCCAAATATATTTTCTCAAACACAGCGAATATCCCTCGCACAAACGGAATTGCAATTGGCAGCTTCAAATCCTAAAATGCATAA